CTACGGCGATACTTCAGGCAGCAGCAAGCAGTTCGACGGGTTGAGGAAGCTCATTGATACCACCACCGCCAGTGACCAGCTCATCGCCATGGGCGACGCTGGCGACACCCTGACCCTGGGCAAGCTGGACGAGCTCATCGACGCCGTCAAAGGGGGCAAGCCCGACCTGCTGCTGATGAGCCGGCGCTCGCGCCGCAAGCTCAACGCCCTGGTGAGGGTGGCCGGGGGCATGATCGAGAGCGACAGGGACAAGTGGGGCAACTTCGTCCAGCTCTGGGACGGCATCCCCATCGGCGTCAACGACTGGATACTGGACAGCCATACCTTAAGCGGCGGGGTGGAGACGGGCACCACCGGCGGTGATTGCTCGACAATATACGCCTTCCAGATGGGCGAAGGCGCTTTGTGCGGGCTGACCAGCCCCGGCCACCTGACGGTGGAGCCCATCGGTTCGCTGGAGACCAAGGACGCCTCGCGCACACGCATCAAGTGGTACTGCTCGCTGGCGCTCTTCAGCTCCATCAAGGCGGCTGCCCTAATCGGGGTCAAGGACTAAAGCGTTTTTTCGGAGGGAAAAATGGAAAAACAAGATACGGCTAACTGGCTTTGCCGCTACCGCTTAAGCAAATACCGGGAGGATATCGGGGCTTACCGGGGGAGAGAGGCGGAGTTTCATGATAGATTCCAGCCCTACGAGGTAATCGAGGGTGAGGGCAACTGCCTGCTCAACACCGGCATCAACGAGATGTGGGACCTGATTACCGGCGAAGTCTCCGGCTCAAGCCACATCTTCGATAACGCCGCCGCCACCATCGGCGTCGGCGACAGCTCGACGGCGGCCGATCCATCCCAGACCGACCTCCAGGCCGCCAGCAACAAGACCTATAAGGGCATGGAGAGCGGCTACCCTACCTCCACCAGCCAGAAGGCGACCTTCAAGGCCAGCTTCGGCGACTCGGAGGCCAACTACGCCTGGAACGAGTGGGTGATCAAGCAGACCACCAGCGCCAAGTGCCTCAACCGCAAGGTGGAATCACTGGGGACAAAGTCGAGCGGCACCTGGACGCTGGAGGTTTCCATCACGCTGAGCTAAGGGAGAGAGATGGCTAACGATTTCAGCGGCGACCCCAACTGCGTTGCCCTCTGGAAGTTTGACAACAATGCCAATGACGCCAAGGGCGGCAACGACCTGACGCCCGTCAACTCGCCTGCTTACGACTCAGGCGATAAGAAGGAGGGCACCCATAGTGCCGACCTTGAGCATGGCAGCACCCAATACTTCTCGATAGCCGATGCCGCTCTCGATGCCGGCTTCCCGGGCAAAAGTGGGGCTTCCGAGCAATCATTTTCTATTTGTTGCTGGGTCAAACCAGAGACTATTCCAGTCGGGGTGTGGTATTCCCTTGTCGGCAAGTCAAATGTTGCTTCAAGCGAGATTGGTTATGCAATCGTTCTCCAGAATGATGGCAAGATAAACTTTTTTATCGGGTACAATGGCGGGGCAAGCTATACCATGCTGGTCTTTGACACCGCCCTAAGCGCTGGCATCTGGTATCACATCGCCATTGTTTATGATTCGTCAGACAACAGCATGAAAATCCGTATCTGGGATGATAACGCCGGGGCACTCCTCGACAGCAATAAGGAAGGCACGGCCGGCGGTGACTTTTCCCCAGATTCAGCCCCTCTTGAAATAGGGAGATGGGATGAAAACGATGCCCGTACTTTCGATGGCAAGATAGACGAAGTCGTCATCTGCAAGGACGTGCTCACCGATGTCGAGATAGACCAGATAAGGGCGGGGAGCTACGGGGCGGCTAACGAGAAAGAGTCTTCCGACACGGGCACAGGCACAGATACCGTTGAGTCGCTGGAAACGCCGCAGGCCAAGGCTTCCGCCGACACCGGCGCCGGCGCCGAAGCAACGCCGAGTCAGGGCGCTGTTTTAGCCGCTAGCGAGAGCGGCTCCGCTATCGAAGCCCTCATTTCCCGACTGCTGACTGATGACGAAAGCGGCGGTGCTGTCGAAGCCGCCGACGTTGAGGACGAGGGGCAGCCCAAAGACATCTCCACTAGCCAGCCGGGGGAAGGCACCGACCGCCTCGTGGCCAAGATTGAAGTGCCCGTCAAGGGGGGAGGATTGAGACTATGAACCTGAACACAATGAGGACCATCGTCAGGCGCGACCTGAAAGACGAAGATGAGGATAACTACCGCTGGAGCGATGATGAGCTGGAACGGCATATCGCCCACGCCGTCAAGGACTTCTCCGAGGCGGTACCCCTGCCGGCCAAGGCTACCCTGCCCACCACCCCCGACTCCAGGGTAATCGACATCTCCCCGCTGACCGGCCGGGTAATGGTGGAGGCGGTGGAATACCCGCTGAAGCAGTTCCCGCCCAGCTACCGGAGGTTCGCCCTCTGGGGACACGCCCTGACCATTTTCGCCGATGAGACCCCTAAAGGCGATAACTGCAATGTCTACTACGGCGTACTCCACACCCTCGATGCCGAGGGTTCGACCATCCCCACTAAGTGCGAAGACCTGATTGCCACCGGCGCCGAGGGCTACGCCGCCGTGGAGTGGGCAAGCTACGCCATCAACCGGGTGAACGTCGGTAGCACCACCACCCCCAAGGAGTTTCTCGCCTGGGGCAACCAGAAACTGACGCAATTCCGCAAAGAGCTGAAAAGGCTGGGGAGAAGAAACCGAATCCGCATCCGCCACCTCTACCAGCTGTGAAGGAGAGCCATGACAACGAGAGCGATTAAAGCCAAGGAGGGCCTGCCCCAGGAGGCCTTTGCCATCACGGGCGACCCCAACGACCCCGAGAGCTGGAAGCTGCCCCACCACAAGCGCAGCATCTACCGGGCGCTGAAAGGCAAGCTGGACATCGAAAAAACGGTCGACTGGGAGCGGATGCCGGCGGCGGTGGCGGCGCTATCCCCCACCGGCTACCGGGGGCAGCGGGTGGCCGCCAGGCCCGAAGAGCTATTGAAAGCCGCCCGGCATTTAGCCGACCACTACCGAAAGGCAAACCGGCCGCTACCCGACACGCTGGCGGCGCTGGGGTGAGAAAATGAAAGACTGGATAGAGCTAATCAAGGCCGTCATCAGGCCCTTCATCATTGTCTGGGGGTTTTCGGTATACGGCATATGCGTCCTGTCGGGACTGGAAGCGCCGACGCTACTGGTGGGGCTGGTGACGGCGGTCATCTTGGAGTACTTCGGCGAAAGGGCCGTCAAGAGGCTTAAAAAGTGAGACAGCTCAGCTCGACACTGCTCGCTGCCCAGAAAGAGACCTCGCGCACCCCTTATGTTAAGGTGGAGGCATCCAACCAGCACGCCGGCGTGGTCAAGCTGCGATGGGAGAGGCTCTACGAGGGCAGTGAGGACGATTACTATCACGCCGTCACCATGCCCGGCGACGGCTCGCTGGTCAGGGTGAGGGTGACGCCCCCCGCCGACACCAGGAAGCTCTACCGCCAGCGGGTGGCCAACCCCACCCCCCAGTCCGATTTCAGCCAGTGGGTCTATACAAATCAGTACGACGTGGTCATCGTCGCCGCTGCCTCGCTGGGGGCCGAGGTCTCTATCTTCTGGATAAACGGCGACCGCGAGCTATACCAGTTTAAAAGCACTGACTACGGCGCCAGCTGGGGCAGCCCCCAGCTGCTGACCTACAGCCCGACCACGGCTATAAACGGCATCGCCGCCGCCTATAAACCCAACGGCGATATCGCCCTCTTTTTCGCCGACCAGGCCACCCTCTACGTGATGAAGCGCCTCAAAGACAACTGGGGGAACAAGGTCGCCTGGGACAAGAGCACGGGCGACCTCTCCGGCGTGGCTGCCGTCTACGACGGCGACTGGAACCTCTTCCTCACCGGCCAGGACTCCGACGACAACTTTAAGCTCTGGTCGTTTATCTACGGGGACGGCGGGGAGGTGGCGGCAGGTAGCTGGTCGGCGTTAAAGGTCTTCGCCTCGGCACCGTCAGATGGCGACT